CCTAACAGACGATACTTTCCAAATCACAACAGGCAACCTAACTGTTACATTGGCGTAAGTCACTGTAGGGGAGAACCCACGTGGCTGGCAGTGAATTTGTAAGTGGAATTTATGTTGCCAGTGATTATGTAGATGATACATACACCGCTGGCACATATGTAGATCCTGGTTATGTTTCAGGCATAGTTTCAGGCACAGCCACCCTTACCTCACAATTCTCAGTTACAGCAATAGGTGAAGAATTACCTGAAGAGGGTATTTCAACACAGCCCGTTACCGCAACCCTATCAGCGGATGGTGTTAGAACCAGGGACGGTTCATCCACCATTGACAGTGCCCTACAATTCACGATTAGTGCAAACGCAACCAAACGTCCTATTGCGGACATAACCGCAAACTTTACACAGACATCACAGGCTGAAAGAACTAGAAATTCCAGTGCGGACTTATACACCAATCCAGATGCTTGGGAAAATATGGGCACCTGGGATCGTCCAAACCAAGAGCATTGGCAAACGCTATGGGCTGAAGGTGATTTGGTTGTTGCGGGCCAGGCAACACTTTCAAGCCAATCAACATTTAGTGTTATTGGTGACAGAAGAAAACAGATATTTGATTTTGTTATGCCTTCAGTCTCAACGCAGACTGTGGATGCCATTAGAACAAGAAACATCATCAAGACTGTTTCTGCAAGTGCAACACTATCAGCGGATGGTGTAAGGCGCAAGATTGGTTCAGTCACAATGGCAAATGCTCTCAACTTTGTTGTTGAAGCATTTAGAACGAGAAGCACTGCCAAACTGATTGCCTCATTGGGAACAATGACTGTTAGTGGTGAAAGAACAAGACAGGGCACAACACTAGAAGCAAGTTTAGGCACAATGACTGTGGCAGGTAGAAAGGATTCTACACCACAGAATATAGAATTTACAAGCCAAGCGACACTGTCAGCAGATGCTGATAGAACTAGAAATGGTGCAACGCTAACGGCATCATTTGGCACGCTATCTGCGGATGGTGTAAGGGTAATTGAATTCCGTGAAGTCATAATGAATGTTACGGCAACGGTAAGTGTTGCTGGTAGAAAGGATTCAGAAGGCACGGTTCTTAATGCTTCAAGTGGCACCATGTCAATAGATGCATTTAGAACAAGAAACAGAACTATAACGCTAACACCAACATTTACGGTAAGGGCAAATTCAACGCTGGTAACAGGTAATGCAGAATTACCAGCAATATCTACAGTAAGTGCAAGTGCAAATCTAAATCGTGCAGGAAGCATAACCGCATCAAGCCTATTTGCAATAACCAAGGCAACTGGTGTTATACTAACCAATGGTAAGGCATCATTAAGTGCATTTAACACGGTATTATCAGCACTTACGATATACAAGATTGATCCTTACAGAGTCTATACTGTTAAAACAGAAGACAGAACTCTCATAATTGAAGCAGAATCCCGCAAAAAATTAGTAAAATCAGAAAATCGTGTAAATACTATTCAAGAAGAGACGAGAATCTCTTCTGTTAAGAGTGAAACGAGACAATTAGAAATCCAGAACCTGACACTGACTGACGTGGCAGGGACACCACTGGACACAAGGAAATAAATATGCCAAATTTAACAGGATTCCAGGAAGACAGAGTAGGTGCTTACATTGAAAAAGACCCTTATGCTGTCTTGGACTATTCATTGGATTGGACCAACTGGATGCCCAGTGGTGATACAATTACTTCCATATCCGTTACGGCGGACTCAGGCATAACAATAGACTCATCAACAAACACGGATTACATAGCAACGGCATACATCTCAGGCGGCACGGCAGGCACTATCTATAACATAGAATTTAAGATTGTAACAACCAATGGATTACAGGATTCTAGAAATTTTAGAATCAAGGTAATAGAGAGACAAGCCTAATGAGTGAAGAACAGAACACACAAAAGAAAAAATACAGAACTATAGACAGAGACCTAGTCTATAAGTTAGCCTGTATTCAATGCACACCAGAAGAAATAGCAGAAGTGGTAGGCTGTTCTCCTGCGGCACTTAAGAAAAGATTCAAAGCACTGCTTGAAAAAGGAAAAGAAACTGGCAAGCAAAGCCTAAGGCGTGCTATGTGGGAAAAGGCAATCAATGGTGATACCCGTGTGCAAATCTTTTTATCCAAACAGTATTTGGGTATGAAGGATTCACCAGAGGATTCACAGAATACACAGCCTCTTCCTTGGGAGGACTAATATGCAATTAGATAATCAACAGAAATCATTTGTAATGCCATATGGTATAGCACTTAGAAAAAATCTATATGATAATCTATCAGGCATAGACAAATTTGGTTATCTACCAACAGCAACCACAGCCTACAAGACAGTATGGGATGGAGATAATATCTATTCATATCCTTCAAGTGCTCTTAATATGCAAGTGGTAAGTGATGAAAGTGCAGACAATGGTATAACAATTTTCATACAGGGACTTGATGCTGATTATAATGAGATTACGGAAACAGTAACCTTGGATGATACTGATAGTGCAGGTGCAGTCCAAACAACACAACAATTCCTAAGAGTTTTTAGAGCATACAATTCATCAAACACTGATTTGATAGGTGATGTTACAATTTCAAATGGTGGCACAACCTATGCAAAGATATTCGCAACCAGCCAACAGACACTGATGGCAGTTTATACCATACCTGCTGGCAAGCGTGGTTATCTTATGTCAGGCAACATAAGTGTTGAAAAGAATCAACCCGTTGTTGCACAACTAATGATTAGACCGTTTGGTGGTGTGTTAAGAAGTGCTGGTGTTGTATCAACATTTGGTGTTCCATTCCAACGCAAGTGGGAATTTCCACCACAACTGGATGAAAAAACAGATATTGAAATTCGTGCCAAGGCAGGAGCAACAACTTCAATTGCCGCAGGATTTGAAATCATTATGGAGGACAGATAGTGCCATTATCAGATCCACAGAAAACAATTTGTGAAAGTGATAGCCGTTTCCGTGTTGCGGTAACAGGACGTCGCTTTGGCAAGACACACGTGGCTATGAGAGAATTGGCAAGATTTGCAAGTGTTCCAAACAGCCAGGTATGGTATGTGGCACCAAGTTACAGAATGGCAAAGGGCATTGTTTGGGATCAACTAAAGGGCAAACTAAAGGACCTGCGTTGGATAGAAGCATCCAATGAAGCAGAACTAAAATTAAGATTAAAGAATGGAAGCGTAATACACCTTAAGGGTGCGGATAATCCAGACAGCCTTAGAGGCGTTGGATTGAATTTTATAGTTATGGATGAATTTCAGGACATAGATCCTAGGGTTTGGACGGAGGTATGTCGTCCCACACTATCTGACAAAGGGGGACACGCTCTATTCACAGGAACGCCACGCGGAGTAGGATCTTTTAGCCACGAGATGTATTCCATGGCTCTAACGACTGAAGGGTGGGAAGCGTGGAGTTACACAACACTGGATGGTGGCAATGTTCCACAGAATGAGATTGAGGATGCAAGGCGTGATATGGATGAAAAAACATTTCAACAGGAATACCTTGCAACATTCAACACATACAGTGGTATGGTTTATTACAATTTTGATAGAGAACAACATCTTAAATCATATCCTAATCCAGACGTTAATGAAATATACATAGGACAGGATTTTAATGTGGGCGCCTTAGCCAGTGCCATAGCAATCATTGAGAATGGCAGTGTCTATTTCATTGATGAACTGTTATTGGATAGTTCAAGCACTGAGGATACCTGTGATGAACTAAAACGCAGATATCCAAATTCAAAAATTAACATCTATCCAGATCCAGCAGGACGCCAAAGGCGTTCAAGTGCAGGAGGCAAGACGGACATTTCAATCCTACAGAATGCAGGATTCAATGTGCAGGCTAGAAACAGCCACACTCCAGTTCGTGATAGGGTAAATGCAGTAAATAGTAAATTAAAGAACGCAAGGGGAGATATACAACTGTATATTGATCCCAAGTGTAAGAACATTATTAACAGTTTGGAAAAAATGGTTTATAAACCAGGAACAAACGTCATAGACAAGGACGGAAAACTGGATCATATGGCTGACGCAGTAGGTTATCTCATTGATTTCTTATATCCAGTTCGCACTGAATATGCACCACAGGAACCACAAAGATGGGCATTCTCAGGTAACAATCAAACAGCAAGGAGATGGAACTAGATGCCCGTTATTAGAGACAGAGTATTAAAGGGTGATTCCAAGTTAGCCGTTGATTTCATAGTGGAGGCACATCCGTCTTACAAACACTATCTTAATCGTTGGATTTTCTTGGGAGACTCTTACAACGGTGGTTACGAATATTTCTTAGGAAAATATTTGGAGCCATATTATTATGAATCAAGAGATGATTATGAAAAACGCCTAAGAATGCTTGGGTTAGATAATCACGTAAAATCAATCATTGGTATATACAATTCATTCTTGTTCCGCAGAGATCCAAAGAGACTATTTGGATCAATTGAAAACGATCCTGGGTTAGAGCCTTTCCTTGCAGACGCTGACTTGGATGGTAGAAGTTTTCATCAGTTTGTAAGAGAAATGAGTGCCATGGCAATGGTGTATGGTAATGTTTGGGTAATTGTGGATAAACCAAACGCACAGACACTAACCAGAGCGGATGAATTACAGCAGGGCATTCGTCCTTATGTTAGTATGTTCTCACCAGACAATGTGTTGGATTGGGAATACTCAAGACAGCCAAATGGATTATACACTCTTTCATACCTAAAGGTTAAGGAAGAAGTGGTAAATGACAAGCAGTATGTTAGAGAATACACACCAGAAGAAATCAATGTTTATGTAATTGATGGTAGCAATCAAACAGGCGAGTTGGCAATGACTATGCCAAACGAACTTGGCAGAATACCAGCGGTATGTGTGTATGCACAGAGAAGCCAAACAAGAGGCATTGGTATTTCACCAGCAGGCGATTGGGCAGACATACAGAAAGAACTGTATGAGATGTCCTCAGAAATTGAACAGATTATTAGGCTAACAAATCATCCTTCATTGGTTAAGACAGTTGATACAGAAGCAACGGCAGGCGCGGGAAGCATAGTTCAATTACCACAGGGATTGGATCCAGGCTTGAAACCTTACCTATTGCAACCAGATGGTGCTTCAATTGAGGCAGTGTTAAGTGCAATTGAAAAGAAAGTTGAATCCATTGATAGAATGGCTTCACTTGGAGGCATACGCTCCGTTGAGAGTCGTAGATTGTCAGGAGTGGGATTACAGACAGAATTCCAAATGCTAAATGCAAGGCTGGCAGATTTTGCAATGAATCTAGAACACGCAGAAGAACAAATTTGGAGACTATGGGCACAGTATCAAGGCGCAGTATGGGATGGTGAAGTTACATATCCACGCTCATTCTCAATACAGGACAAGGTTAATGATGTGCAGATGCTTAAGATGGCTAAGGAAACTGCACCAGAAGACAAGATGATTACTGACAAGATTGACAAGATGTTGTTGGAAACAATCACTGAAATGCCATACGAGGATGTCAAGGAATGGTATGCTGAATGGAAGGCAGAGAACAAGCCTGACAAGAATCTACTAACACACGCACCTATCACCAATGTTAATGATATGGTGATGCATATGCGTGAAATGTTGGAAGCAGGTTACACTGATGAAGAGATACTTGCAACACATCCAGAATTAGCACAACTTTTTAACTCTGGGAGCGGAACGGAGCAGTAGATGGGTCAGTTTATACCTGACAGAGACTTTGTAAATGAAGAAGAAACTGAGAAACAGATCAGAGAAATCTTTGAAAGTTACAAGGAGAACATTTGGCGTTTTGAAGTCAAGGACTCCAAGGCAGCAGGTGTTAGGGCAAGAAACAATCTACTAGAACTTGCCAAACTATGCAAGGTGCGTAGAAAAGAAATCCTAGAACGAAAAAAGGAAATAGTTCCTTTTCGCTGGGAAGACTAAAAGGAGAGCGATATGCCAGGTATGAGAGGCGGAAGAAAAAAGAAGAAGGACAAGAAAAAGACTTCTTCACGCGGTGGAAGACGCCGTAAATAAATGAATTTGTGCCCAAAGGCATAAATAATAGAACATACTGCCATTAGAGGGCAGGTGGTAGAACTCAACCAATTATAAAGAGGACAGATAATGGACGCAGAAAACACAGCGGTTAATGATACAGAGACAACTGCATCTCAACCAGAGGTTAAAGAGCAGGTAGCAACACAGGATGCTAGGGATACAAATACACTTACACAGGACGATGTGAATCGCATTGTTGCTGAAAGAGTGGCAAGGGAAAAAGCAAAGTTTGAGAAGAAATACTCAAATGTTGATTTGGACCATTACAACACGTTGGTAGAAGCAGAAGACAAACGCAAACAACAAGAGTTGGAAAAGCGTGGAGAGTATGAGAAACTTTTGAAGGAACAGGCAGAAAAGTTCAATTCAAAAATTCAAACATACGAACAAGAACTTCACTCTATCAAGGTAGATGGCACACTGCTTAATGAAGCAAGTAGCCAAAGAGCAGTAAATCCACAACAGGTGGTTTCACTGTTAAAGGGCAACTTGAAACTGAATGAAGCGGGTGGTGTTGATGTTGTAGATACGAACGGACAGGTAAGATATGATGATAATGGAGAACCATTAAAAGTATCAAACTTGGTAAATGAATTCCTTAGTGCTAATCCGCATTTTGTTTCAGCAGGACCAAATGGTTCTGGAACTGGATCAGGTGTAGGCAAGCAGACTCCTGTGGTAGATAACGATGTTACTAAACTTAATATGAATAACCCAGAACATCGTAAGCAGTATAGAGATATAATGCGAAACAAAGGGGTTATTCTTTAATTTGCTATCTAAAGGAGAATAACTATGGCAGACGAACTAAAAACAGGCTCAGGCGCTTCAGGTGAGGCGCTTTACGCGAACATTGTTCAGGCAGCA